CCCCTCTCTAGAAGGAGATACTATCTCCCTACAGTCTGCTTTCGCAGACCACATCCCTTAAACAGGATGTGCCCTTTTACGGCAGGCCCCTTACGAGGCCGGTTGCCAACCAGGCTTTATGCTGACGCGCCTGGGACGTCCAGCACGTTCCAAGTGTTCCCTATCAGCAGATGGCTCTACTGAACGCTTAAGGAAAAACTTGAGCAAGGCACCCGAACCCTCAAGGTGATCTTGAGGAGAACGAGAGGACTCTGCATAGGCCCAAACCAAGGACCTATGCAAATTCCGACACTCCTTCTCAGAATCATATCCGAGGAAAGAATGCCTGCCCAGCGCCGGAGAATCTGGGCCAACTGTCGGAAAAGGTATTAACCTTGACAGATAGTTGTCCAGATATGCAGCCACTCCCCAATGACCTGAAAAATACATCAGGTTTCTTAGGGAGACTGCACTAATTATCTCCGGAACGTGCTTCCGTGAGGTGGGAAGGATGCGACGGCATCGGACAACTGTTACGTCCTCGCCATCGTAGTAATCTCCACCACAAGACTCTCTGAACTTCCCAGTCCAGAAACTCTTGTTCAAATTCACTACCAACCCGAAGGTTGTGAGTGTCTTGATCACAGATTGCACATATTCTTTGGGGACAATCAAATCATCTCCAAAGACACGCACCTGTCCTCTGAGGCCCGAAAGAGCCTCTTTGGACAGTGGTACGCAAGACTCTCGCTCGACTCCGAGGAGAACTAAGGTCAAGAAGACCATAGCTTCCACGGGAAAGGTGAGAGCCGATCCCATAGACGCAAACTTGGCCAGGCGAAGAACGCCAAAACCAGGTACGTCAGCCTTCCGACTTCTTGACGCATCGAATGCCCTAGTTACCCAGGGGTATCGAGTAGTCATTAGCCGTACGAGCTGATTGCTAACGCGATCGGAAGCTTCACTCAGATCGAGTGTCGCATAAGCTCCAGAAATGGAGCCTTCGCGAGCAAGCCGCCGGTTCTCACCAGCAGCTTCCTCATCGAAGCCGATCATGGTTGAGAGGAGGTCATCCCTCTCAATCCATCTCACAACACTTTCCATCAGCCCCTGCTGCACATACTGCATGCAGGTAGGTTCGATGGCAATGATGCGAGGTGTTCGCAACGTTTTAGGCACTGAGATTACCTTAACAGGCAACTCAGCACCGGGATCCAGCCATGTTACGGGCGGTGAGTCAAAATCATAATGACTCCAACTTGGAAAAAGGAACTCTCCTGCATAGAAGGGTACCTCTTCCAGTCGCCTGGTCCAAAGATGCTGATTATACTTCTGGTTTCCCAGAAGTTTGTCAGCGGTTGAACCAGGACCGTGCTTTGGAACAATCTCTCCGTCGTAAATATCTCTACTTACGGCGTCAAAGAGAGCAGGATTCGATCCCTGCCCGTCGTCTTTTGGACGACTTGTGCCAAAGAGTAGGTCGGCAATCCGCAAAAAGTCTGCCTGATCAGGCAAACTCAGCTTTTTGTCGGCCTCCCGCACTTGCTGTTCGCACTCAACGTACTTCGCCATTGCTGCCTTAGTCCTCGCATCGCTGCAAGGAAGTTCAATCTTACCGAAAAGTAAGGTTACTTGTCGGATCGAGTGAATGGCATCAATGGATGGTTCGTTGAGAAGCGCACCACTTTTTGCGTCAAAGACGAGGCTGGTAAAACCCGAGAGGAATCTCGGGAGATACCCCTTCTTCCGGTAACCCTGGAAGGAGGTTGAGCTTACCTGACCTTCTGCAAGACTTTTTTGGAAGTCATCGCAGAATTTAGGTAGGGCTATCGTTAAAAACGAGAACCCTTCGCCTTCAACACGCGCCGTGATCGTTTTTAGATCACGGCTGGTGCTAGTGCAGCACAAGGTTCCAACATCTGTTAGAACCTCACTCAGTAACAACAATTGGCTTTTCATCCTCGCCCCTCCAATTGGGGGGTAGTAGGATCCAATGCAAATTGTTGCCCCAACTCACGCGTACTTTCGTACGCCGGTCTGGACTTCTAGGACTCACCTCCAAGGAGGCGAGTCCATGCCACGCCTGAGGAAGCGGCGAGATAGGCAGTAAGCCCATCTCCCACTTGCTTCTGTTCCGCAGCTGAGTACCCAAACAACGGCACATCCGCCACCACGTAAATGTTCATGGTGTACGGAAGGTTCGTTGTGGGATTCAGTGGGTCAGCAGCATTCTTCAGGACGTCGAGACGCAGAAGATGTCGCGCACGCTTTGCATATGTGTGCGACACCTGAAGCTTGGTGGCAGCGTCAACCGATTGGAAGGCGCCGCCAGTCATGCTAGAACCGATTCTCGGAAGAGAAATCGGCACTGCGTTAATCGTGACCGACTGTGGGTCGGGGAAAGCCATTTGCGTTGCTCCTTGAGTGTACCAGCTTAGGAGATTCCCAAACTGGGGATTACTTCGCTGATCCGCGAACGGATCAACTGCCACACTCTACGAATAGAGTGTGTTGTTGCCACGGGAAGATCCAATGGCAGCAAGAATGGCCCATTGCTTGCTAGTAAAACTAGCAGGATTGAGGCCAAACCCATACGGTGTTGCTCCCCGTCTCTGCTTAACTACAGTTTTGTAGGTGGCAGAGACGGAATGCACCTCTCCTGGGTACGTTTTAAAACGTACTTCAGGATGGGTGTACGTGTGTGCGACGGAAGATTCTTCCATCACATATCCGTAGAGCATAACAAGGCCATCCTGGTGGAAAGCTCCGACATTGTGCAATACATCGCCGAAGTTTCCCATCCAGTCTACGGCCCAGGTCCAAGGGGTAAGATCCCATACGCCTTCAGGAGTCACGCGAGTACCATATAGGTAGTTCGCGAGCTGCTCATTTCGTCGTATGTTGTCACCGGACGGATTGTACGGTGGAACATAATACGAAAAGGCGCATTCAAACCATCGCTTTTTAACTTTAGTGATGGTTTTTGTGAAATTTCCCTCGGTACCGCCCGAGTACATCGACGGCAGGAGCGGGACAACACTTCGTCCAGTTCCTGTAGAAGTCGACACACTCGAATCGATAGGTAGTGCGCCTGATCTCTTTATCTTGCGCCCAGAATTTCTATCGTACTGCCTTATCAACTCATCCGAGTTGGTGACAGCATGAGTGAAATCCTGGAGCTCGCTAACGAGTGGTAGCCAGCCGAACTGGTGGTTCAGATATTCACTACCCGCAGCGCGGGCAATGTTTGTTCTGTTCCGCCACGACTGGACACCTTGGAGAGTCGGAAGTCCGTCTCTCTTTATCTCACCTAGCGCGACAAAGAGACCAGAAACAGGATTCGTAGGTGCGACATTGGCAATAAAGGTCGTCCCCAGAGCATCCAAAGTTGTACCATTGGAAAACTCCGGAGCAGGCCAAGTACTGCCAACCCCAATTCCAGTGTTCTCGTAAACAGGGCCCTCATAATGAGCGCCGTTGTTATACGGGTTCGTGTTATTGGAGTAAGGACGCGAGGGTATAGTACTCCCCGCGTACTCATGTTTCACAACGAAGAAAGGTCCTCCCAACGCACGATTGGAGCGTCCCAGTAACTGGTACGGATTCCCACGCGTGTTTTGAAGATCTTCCTTACCTGTCACTTGATGGTTCACCCAGCCATAGATACCATTTGGGTATCTACGAGCAGAGGAAAGACCGTCCCACAACTTCGTGGGTTGGTAATTCCTGTACTGCACGTATTTGCTGCGTGGACCGGTCATGTAGCACTATTACCTTCCGTATAGGTGGATGTTGCTTACCATGCAGGCCTATAAAGGTCTGTTTAGGTAAGGGTGCTGTACTTTCGCACAGGGGCCCCTAGGG